AAATACCCGTGATACATAAATACCACTAAACCTACTATAAGTAACAGAGCAAAATAATTATCAAATGATTCTACTCCAAATAGTTGTTTCCCTATAAAACCATATGATAATAAAGGAAATACTATAACCATATGTATTAAGTAAATTAAACGGTGATCCATTTTATATTATATGATATAAAAAAAAGATTAAAATAATCCCATAAACAATAGGACCATAAATAAGGAATCCATATAGGTCAATTTATATTTATTACCTGTTACTTTCTCAACTACATTATTATATGCGATTTGAACAATATATGCTTTAAGAAAAATAACTAATAACCCTACAATAAATATAGTTATCATACTCATACTAGGATCAAACTTATTAATACCACTTTTTAATGCTCCACCAATTAATCCCATTTTATATAATAATAAATAAAATAAAATAAAATAAATAATTAATAAAGATTGTTATGATTAATAACATCATGAACATCCACCAAATATAAGCACAATAACATTTTCATATACTTCTATCCAAGATCCATATACATAATGTATTTTTCTACTTATTTTTAATAATTCTTCTGTTGTAGAAACTTCTCCCACAACTACATATTCTCTAGGTGTTTGTGAATTTTCTGTCCAAGGTTCATCTCGGTGAGGTCCATCACATACACAATACTTTTTATCAATAATTAATGTTTCAATATCTTTAGCGTCATATAACCATTTACCGAGTTCACCTTTTTCTATCTTTGTGGTCATTTGTGGTATTTATATTTTATTTATAAACTATCTCAAATTTTTCTATTTCTAATTATTCTATAATAAATTGTTCTTTGAGTTTACAAACTTCTATCAATTTGATAATATTGAATGATTTATCTTTATCATAATATCCAGCAATAAATTGTTCTCCAATATATGTTGTAATTCCAGAGCGGGTACCTTGTAATATTTCATTCATTTTTTTACAAATATTGATATCGATATCTACTAATGATTTCCCTTTTAAAGGATTCCAATATATGTGTAGGTTTTTATCTGTATTATTTATGATCTTTATTCCTGTTTTATTTGTCCAAGTAGATTTTGTTAATGGTTTCTTAAGTTTCCTAATATCTATCCTAATATGTGCAATAATATTAATATCCTCTACTGATTTTTTTACATATTGAGTTGGATTATAAATATTATCAACACCCGTATCACAATAATTAGATGTTCCTGAAAACTTAGGAAATGTTGTTACAGCTTTCCTTCCCTCAATGATATTATTCACATAGACCTGAGATATCAATATATGTCTTATAGGATTACCATCTTTAGGATACATAAGTGCTAAATCAATATTTGGTGTAAAATATATGCCTTCACCGTATAATGATCCATGAGCCCTATCTGTTGTTAATGAAAATCCATTCTCCATTATAGGATTAATATTTTTAATATCTGTCCCATGAAACAATATCAATTGCTTATCTAAACCATTATGTCTGTCTATAAATAAATTATACCTTTCTATCTGGTATTTATTATTCAGAGTTGTAACTGTAGTTGCTTTATAGTTTTTCTCTAGGTCTAACATCACAGGAGTAAATGTTTCTTTAATTTTTTTCTGTATTTTATCTTCTATACCTTTCTTCATATCTTTATTCAATTTCAATTTAACATGTTGATGATGTAAAGTATCATATTTGTTTTGTAATGTATCCATTTCTTTTTGATGTTCTCTTTCTCTATTTTCCATAATAATATTATCTGTTATCGAATCATCATATTTTCTATCAAAAGTGAATTCGTTATCCGATTCAGTATCTTCAAAACATTCCTTCAGTTCGTATTCTTTAATTTTATCTTGTAGGTCTTTTATAACAGTATCTTTATCTAATCCACCATCTAATTCACCATCTAATCCTCTAATAAAACCTTTAAGACCATTTTTATTAGTATGTTTACTATAACCTTTCAAATTATTATCACGACAATGTTGTTTCAATTCTTTCAATGATAACTTATCATATTGGTCACACATAGTCCAATCAAATCAATATTATATTTGATTTATAAAATCAAATTTAACTTATTTCTTATTATATCTATGTTTAACGCGATTAATAAATTAATGATAAACCCATATTTAGGTTTAGGAATAAGTGCTGGGTTATTATACCGGATTTATATAATAGACAAACAATTAAAAGATACTAATATAATTACAAAAAAAAGGTAATATTATATTAAATAAAAATTTAATTTACATTATATATATATGTTCCCATTAATAAAAAATTTTAAAGCTGATAACATTACTAAGGCTTTTTTATTAACTGCATTAACAACCTCTATAATTACAACAGCGGCTATAATTTTAAAAGACCGTATAGACCTTTACGCCAAATATAATATTAATACTAAAACCACATATTTATTTATTATAACATTTATAATTTCCTTATCAGTATTATTTTCAATGAATGTAATAGTTGGATATGGTGGAGGTTTGTTATCATAATTATTATCTTTAGTATTATATGAATGATTTAATAAATTTCTATATTATTTATCATTTTAATAAATGGTATCTAGGAAGTATTATACCTTTTTATTTATTCTCTTATGATTTAATTTTCAGAAAAGATGATATTATTATAAAATTATTAGAAAGATAAAAAAAAGATTATATTAATGATCATATTTACTGTAAATACTTATTGAATAAATTACTTGTTTCTTCAGGATCCATAGAAATATCTAATAATTGCTTAACTGGATTCATTATCTGATTCGATATATAATGCTTATAATCTATTTCTTTCTTAACACCACCCCAATCCATATAGTCTGGATGTTCTATTCTTTCACCCTGTAATATATGTTGTTTCTTATATATTGGTGGACCTCTACATTTAACCGTTTTCATAATTGGGGCACCTTTAACTTCCTTCATTTCAAATATCTGTATTTTACCAGGCACCATAATGGTTTTTTGTTTAGGCTTACCATTCTTTAATAAACCATCTGGGACTTTCTTTTTAATTAATTTAAACTGTCCTGTTGCAACTTTGGTTTTAATCATTTTAAATTCACCGGTTGGTTCTTTCGTACTAATTGTCTTGTATCCAGTTATAATAGGCTTATCTTCTATTTTTACAAATAAGTATGGGATCCTATCATTTGCTTTAGGCTTATTACCAGGGTCTTTCTCACCTATTTTATCTGCTAACACTTTATGTGCTATCCCTTTAGGATTCTTATAATAACTATTAAGAGTTTTTGATACTATGAACATACTAATATGTTCTTTACCTTCAACTATCCTATCTAATATATTTGTTAACCAATTCACAACCTCAGAAATACTTGTAGCACTCATTAACCGATTAACCATATTCCCAAATATATATTTGACTATTGGAGCATTATCTCTACGCTTTGTTACTAAACCCATAGATGTTCTATCAGGTATTTCTTTACTACTAAATTCATATTTCTCACCTGTATATCTCTTTTTAGATATTAGAATGAACGGCCAAAATGTCTTCTCATATTCTAAATCCTGAGGATACCCATCCTTTCCTTCTGGCCAATTATCCTCTTTTAATTTACTTGTAATATATGATCCTACTTTCATACCACAGTCTATACAATGATCTACTGCTTCTAATTTAGTTAATTCTTTATCTTTTTCAACTTCCCTAGAAAATTTAATAAAGATAGAATCTGTATCACCATATATAACATCTAATAATCCATTTTCTAAACATAGTTTTTCTTTATCTTCGTCTTCATTATCACCTTTCAAACTATTATAATATTCTTGGTAACGGTCACCGTGTTTCTCTTTCAACGGATTGTATATATGATTATTCTCTGGTAATAATACCCAATCATAAGCATATTTCTTAGCATCTATAATCTTTTGTCTACCTATTGCTGTGGTACATGCTGCTACTTTCTTGAATGATAAACAGGATGTTTTAGCACCCATCTGACCATACACAGAATTGGCTGTTAATTTATATGCTAATTGCATACCATCTAATATCTTCTTCTTATTACCGTCTTTCTCTAATTTGAGTAGTTTCTTTGTTCTTGACCTAGCACTTAATAACTCATTTAGTACTCTAGGAATAATACCCTTTTTCCTTTCTTCAGTCAAGAATACACAATCTACAACAGGTTTATCTGTATCTTTTTCCTTATTAATTACAGATGTTCCTGATTTCTGGACATACTTATAATTATCATATTCTATTCGGTTATAATCAACCTTTTCTTCATACGATTTAAACCATTCCTCATCCTTGATTTGATTATATTCACCAAGATAAGTATCATGTGAAATATTCTTCTCAATAATAGAACTTGGATATAGAGAAGCATAATCTACAACTGCTATTGGATCATCTAAATAAATACCTGTCTTTGGTTCAAGAACAATAGCTCCCTCAAAACCCGAATTATCACTATCATTTTCATCATATTGTTTTAGTGTAGGGATTTTATATCCGTTCAAATGACTGAATTTAGTAACAATCGATTGAACCTTAATCCCTTGTCCTCTAAGGAATATATACGGCTGCGGAACAGAACACACATTACTCATACCGATATTATTAGGAATAAAATCCAACATTATTAATAAATGAATACACAGTTCACAATCCATAATACAATATTTTGCTATTAATGATCTATCATAAGAATTACCCCATTTATGTTTGTCAAATAGTTCTTTAGGTGAAATATCATCCTTGTTTAAGCACCATTCTGAATATATTACATCGTTTATTTTTTTAGGTATCAGTTCTTTTCTATTTAATTTTTTACTTACTAATAATTGTAAAGTATACACATTTTTAATTTTATTATTACTAATATTTACTATCTTATATTTTTCTCCATTCTTATATTTCATATCACCGTAATTATTCTTGATATTAAATGATATATAATCACCATTTTTTAAATTACCTTTCCTATCTGTATCTACCCATACTAATAACTGTTCATCAATTACCTTCTGTCTAATACCTTTAATTTCGCCACGCATGAAATGTGATGCAACATTATCTAATTTATATGAATCAAGTGAATATCCTTTCTTCACCTCGTTCAAAACATCGAAGATTATTCTCCCATCCATATGTATATATTTCAAAGTATTATCCATATAGCTTTTCTCATCTTCATCAGCGTTCTTACCGCTTAGATTTTTTAACACTCTTTTACATCTCTTTTCTTTATGATGTTTAAAACTATCATTTTTTGGTTTCACTAATAATCTACCTAATTGATAAAATCTATTAGTTGGACAATTCCATGTATGACTTGTCCATTTATATGAACATTTACAATATTGATTACAACTATATAATTCTTCTACTCTTCCCATAATATATTCAAAATCAAATCCAAATATATTATATCCTGTAATATAATCTGGGTTTTTTAATTTCACTAATTCGACCCAACCTTCTAACATATCTTTTTCTGTAGGATATCTCTGTACTATAATACCATCTAGGTCATCACATATTTCTTTTTTATCCATATTATCCTCTGGACCAATTACTAAAATATATCTTTCATATGAATCCTCTTTTCCATATGTATAGAATACTGTCCCTATTTGAATAATAGGATCACCCATCACTTTTAATAGTTGTTTATCATTATTTTTTAATAAGGATAATAATTTACTCATTTTCTTTACTGAATCTGCTCTCTTATTATCTTTTAACAATTTGTAGAAATCTGTAAATAATTTCTTCATATTATAAGTCTTATCACCAATATCTAATTCACCATTAACTTTCTCCTCTAAAAATACTGATAGTAAACTTTCTTCATCATAAATACCATTCCTAATATAAACACTTGTATCTAAATCATCTTTACTTATTTTATATTTGATGTTTTCTAATATGAACTTTTTAATATATAAATATATTATACCCGGGGGCAGTTCTGAACCATCATTCATTAAATAATCAACTATGTCGGCTGATGTCTTTGTAAAACCTTTCCTTGCTGCTGGAAAATCACCATGAGATGAATCACATTCTATATCAAACGACCCTATAACATATTTACTTAATTCATCACATTCGTAATATTTTACTACATTATATGGAATATTATCAAATTGTATATCACAATTAAAGATTTTATTATCCTCTTTCACTATATGTGATTCATCATAATCAAATTCTACCCAACCAGAAGGTTTGATATCTCTATCATGTATAAACCTTAGTAAAGGATGAATATTTGATTCATATAGATTAGATTCTAATCTGAATTCACCATCCTCATTATTCAATTTAACAAAATCTTGTCTATTCGTATCATTCTTGAATTTCTTATTTTCTTTCGAATTTTTATAGTAATCTTTAATAACTTTTATCGTTTTCTTCATTAAAGTATGATTAGAAAATCTAAATTTAACAAAATTATATAGTTTCTCTTTCCCTGATTTTTCATCACGTTCATAACCATAGAAATTATGATATTTATCGTTTCCATATTCTATCATTATTTCAAAATCCATATCATCTGAATTTACTTTCACATTATCACTTGGTAGGTGTAAACAATCACAGGTAGTGTTACTAAATAATGATTTCAGGTAAGAGTTCTTCCATGAATCAGGTATTCTCATATAAAAGAAAGGTTTGAAATCTATTATATTTACAACTATATTTTCATTTTTATCTGATTTACCATATATACTTATAACCATTTCATCATTTATATCGTCCGATATAATATCTAGTATTTAGAGTTTTATATTCATATTACTTATAATATTAATATCTTTAATATCAATCAAATTTATAAAAAAAAATAAATATTTTAATCAAATTTTTTAATATGATTTATCTACTCTACACTTGCTACAATATGT